CGTGTAAACGGTTACAGCGGCCGGGCAAAAAGAAACCCCACCCGGTGGTGTTCCGGGTGGGGTTGGGGCCCTGGTCTGCTGGAGTGCCGGGCTAGTCTAGCGGATCATTCGCCGCAGGTCGCCAAGCACCTTGTGCAGGGTGTCCAGTTGGAGCGGGTCAGCGTTCCCCTTGGTGCGCTTCTTGATGGTTTCCACGGCCGCCATGATGGCCGTGTTCCACGCCTTGTCGCGCTTGCGCTTGGCGGCCAGGGAGGCCGCCTCCTTGGTGGTGAGGTGGAGCTTCGGCATCTCAGCGCCTCCGCTTCGGGAGCACCACCAGCCGGGGCCCTAGGTTCAGGATCGGCACGTCGGGCTTGTCGCCCCGCACCTCGCCGTTCCCCATGGTCACCTCGTCCTGCCCGGTCACGTCGAACAGGCTCAGGGTGACCTCGGCCCCGTCAAGCTTAAAGAGGTGCTTCCAGTCGGAATAGACAGTAAGCCGACACCGCTTGACGCAATCTTCTAAGTCTTTGCCGCGCGCCCAACTCCCGCCGCCATAGCCCATATCGCACAGGACTAGGTAATCACGGGTGTCGGACGCAGTAGTGGCTGCGTTTTTCATTGGTTTAACCTTGTCAAAGAGCACTCATGGTCACGAGCGACCATGTGACCATTATATCACACTTCCGTTCATCTTGCAAGATACTGAAATACGGTGACCGGTTACCGGTTCGACCGAAAAGGGCCCGGCTCGGGGTTCGACTACCCGGCCGGGCCAAGGGGCTCTTTGACCCCGCCACCCTACCACCACGAAGGAGGGGAACGCGATGCTCACCCGGGCTTACGCGCCGCTGACGGTGCGCGCGGTGCAGGAGGACAGCCGCACATTCGAGGGATGGGCCACCACGCCCACCACCGACCGCATGGGCGACGTGATTGAGCCCTTGGGGGCCAAATTCAAGAACCCGCTGCCGCTGCTCCACCAGCACAACGCCGACGAACCGATTGGCACCGTGCGCTTCAAGCGCGCCACCCCGGAGGGGATCGAATTCACGGCCACCATCGCCAAGGTCGATGAGCCCGGCCCGCTACAGGACCGGCTCAACACCGCGTGGGGCGAGGTCAAGGCCGGCCTGATCCGCGCCGTCTCCATCGGCTTCCGCATCCTCAAGGATGGCGTCGAGAGCTTGGGCGACGGCGGCCTGCACTTCACGGCCATCGAGATCATGGAGCTTTCGGCGGTGACCATCCCGGCCAACGCCGAGGCCACCATCACCAACATCAAGACCTTCGACATCGGGCTCCCGGCCGCGTCAGGCCTGCCCGTGGTCAAGACCCTGCCCGGCGCTGCGGGCCCACCCCTGAAACCTCAAGCAAGGAAGGGCGCAGCTATGCCCCGCACAGCCTCCGAACAGGTGGCCGACTTCAAGGCCACCATGGCCAGCAAGGCCGCCAAAATGGCCACCCTCATGACCGCCTCCAACGACCGGGGCGAGACGATGGATGCGGCCGAAGCCGAGGAATATGACACCCTGACCGCCGAGGTTGACGCCATCCAGGCGCAGCTTAAGCGGGCCGAGAACCTTGAGCGGGTGCAGGCCATGACGGCCGAGCCCGTCAACAAGACCATCGTGGTGCAGCCCGGTGACGTGCTGGACCCCGACCCGGGCAGCCGGGCCGGCCGCGTCGAGCCGGTGGTGCGCAGCATCGAACGGGTGGCCCCTGGCATCCGCATGGCCCGCATCGCCCGGACGATCATCCTGGCCAAGATGCAAGGCCGCGACCCCATCAAGGTCGCCGAGGAGCAATACCCGAACGACAGCGAGGTGCAGTTGGTGGTCAAGGCCACTGTGCACGGTGGCAACACCACCGACCCCACTTGGGCCGGGGCGCTCATCTCGCATGAGGGCGGCGCGGTCGCGGATTTCATCGAATACCTGCGGCCGCAAACCATCCTCGGGCAGTTCGGCACCAATGGGGTGCCTGACCTTCGGCGGGTCCCGTTCCGGGTGCCGCTGGTCGGTCAGACCACCGGCGGGCTCGGCTATTGGGTGGGTGAGGGCAAGGCCAAGCCGCTCACCAAATTCGACTTCACCCGCACCCACCTTGAACCGCTCAAGGTGGCCACCATCGCGGTGCTGACTGACGAACTGATCCGCTATTCCAGCCCGAGCGCCGAGGTCATCGTGCGCGACCAGTTGGTGGCGGCGCTGAGCGAACGGCTGGACCTGGACTTCATTCAGCCGACCAAGGTGGCGGTGCCGAACGTCTCCCCGGCGTCGGTCACCAACGGCGTTGTGCTGATCCCGTCGCTTGGCAACGACGCGGCTTCGGTGCGCGCCGACATCAAGGCCGCCTACGAGGCATACGTGGCCGGCAACAATGCCCTGCTCGGTGGCGTGTGGGTGATGTCGGGCAACCTTGCCGCCTCGCTCGGCATGATGGTCAACCTGCTCGGGCAGCCTGAGTTCTCGGGCATCAACCGCACGGGCGGCACCCTGGCCGGGTTCCCGGTCATCACCTCCGACTACGTGCCCGGGGCCATCGTGGTGCTCATCAACGCCAAGGAGGTCTACCTTGGCGACGAAGGCGGCTTCGCGGTGGATATGAGCCGTGAGGCGTCGGTCGAAATGCTGGACAACCCGGTGGGTGACGCCAACACCGGCACCGGCGGCGCGGCCGGCACCATCGTGTCGCTGTGGCAAGAGAACTGCGTCGGCCTCAAGGCCGAGCGGATCATCAACTGGCAAAAGCGCCGGCCCGAAGCGGTGGTGGTGCTCTCGAACGTGCATTGGGGCGACCCCGGCCCGTAAGCGATCCCGTAACCTCGGCCCGGCAGGTGACCCCTGCCGGGCCTCCTTTTCAATGCGAGGACGCCATGACCGGCCAGACCTACAGCACCCGCCACCTGACGGCGCGCGATCACCAGTTGATCGACGCCCTGGAAGCCGACCCGCGCTACCGCAAGGTCGCGCATCTGCTACGTCCGCCGGCAAAGGCCGCGCCCAAGCCGCAGGGCGGCCCGCAGGCGGCCGACAAGGCCCCGGCGGCGACTACCCTACCCGCCGCAGCCAAGGAGGCCCCCACGGCCGCCCCTGTGGCTGGCCCTTCCACGCCCAAGCCGGCCCCCAAGGGAAAGGCCGACTAGGTGCGCCTGCCGGCGCTGTTCCAGCGCGCCCCAACCGCCAAGGTGCCCACCACCGGCGGCGGCAACGAGCCCGTGCCGAGCGGCGGGTGGATGCGGGTTTTCGAGAGCTTCACCGGGGCGTGGCAGCAGAACGTGGTCTTGGACCGCGAAACGGTGCTCAGCTACTTCGCCGTCTACGCCTGCCTGACCCTGATCGCTGGCGACATCGCCAAGCTGCGCGTGAAGCTGGTGGCGCAGGACGACGATGACATTTGGAGCGAGACGACCAGCGCGGCCTACAGCCCCGTGCTCCGCAAGCCGAACAGCTATCAAAACCGCATCCAGTTTTGGGAATGCTGGATGCTGTCGAAGCTGACCCGGGGCAACGCCTACGTGCTCAAGGAGCGGGACGCTCGCAACGTGGTCATCGGCCTGCACGTGGTGGACCCCGACCGCACCCGGGTGCTGATCGCCGAGGACGGCTCGGTGTTCTACGAACTGGCCTACAGCCGGCTGAACCAGATCGGGTCGGGCGTGGTGGTGCCGGCCCGCGAGATGATCCACGACCGGATGAATTGCATCTACCACCCGCTGGTCGGCACCTCGCCCATTTGGGCCGCCGCCACCAGCGCGACGCAGGGCATGGCCATCCAGCAGGGGTCGGCCAAGTTCTTCAAGAACGCCTCGCAGCCGAGCGGCATCCTGACCGCGCCCGGGGCCATCAGTGACGCCACCGCCAGCCGCCTCAAGAACTCATGGGAAACCAACTTCACGGGCGAGAACGCCGGCCGGGTGGCCGTGCTAGGCGACGGGCTGAAATACGAACGCCTCGCGCTCACCGCCCTGGAAAGCCAACTCATCGAACAGTTGAAGTGGACCGCCTCGGTGGTGTGCTCAGTGTTCCACGTGCCGCCCTACAAGGTGGGCCTTGGCGACCTGCCCCGCAGCTACACGGTGCAGGCGCTTAACGTCGAGTATTACAGCCAATGTCTACAGGTGCTTATTGAGGCGGCCGAGCTGTGCCTTGACGAAGGCCTGGAATGCCCGGTGGGCTTGGGCACCGAGTTCGACATCGACAACCTGCTCCGCATGGACAGCACCACCCTGATGACGGTGCTCAAGGACGGGGTGGGCGCGTCAATCGTGGCCCCCAACGAGGCCCGGGCGCGGTTGGAACTTGCGCCGGTGCCGGGCGGCGAAAGTCCGCTCAGTCAGCAACAATACTATTCGCTGGAAGCCCTGGCCGAGCGGGACGCGGTTGCGCCGGCACCGGCGGCCATCGGGGCCCCTGCGCCGGGCGAGCCCGACACGGTGGAGCCGGGTGACGCTGGCAGCGGGGCGTCGCCCAACACCATCCCTGACGACGAAACGGCCAAGCGGCTCGGCGGCCTGATCGTGGCCAGCTTCCAGAGGGCCCTAGAACATGCCTGACCTTGACGCCATGGCCGCGCAGATCGGCAACGAATTGGCCGGGCTGGTGCAGCCCATGCTGGCGCAGTTCCAGCGGGATATGCTGGCGCGCATCGACGCCACGGCCGTGCGCTCGGCGCTGATCGACCGCGACGGCGCGCTGGTGCTCACCTTCGGCGACGGCAGCACCCGCAGCCTCGGGCTGGTGGTGGGCCGCGACGGTGCCCCTGGCCCGGCCGGCGAGCCCGGCCCTGCGGGTGCCCCTGGTGAGCCCGGCCCAACTGGCGACCCCGGCGAGCCCGGCGCGCAAGGCCCGGTGGGTGACCCCGGGCCGGCTGGCGAGGTGGGCGCTCCTGGCCCGGCTGGCGAGCCCGGTGAACGGGGCGCAGACGGCCAGGACGGTGCGCCGGGTGCTGGTGGTGCCGAGGTGGCGTTGGAGCCGCTGGTGGGCCGCCTAGACGCCCTTGAGGGCCTTGTGGTGCGCAGCGCCGTTGTGGACCGGCAGGGCAAGCTAATGCTGGCCTACAGCAACGGCTCCACCCTGGACGTTGGGCAGGTGGTGGGCCGCGACGGGACTGACGGCAAGGACGGCGCACCGGGCCGGGACGGCCAGGATGGAGCGCCCGGTGCGCCGGGCCTTGGCTTCGACGACATGGACGTGGCGCTGCACGAGGACGGCCGCACCCTGGTGCTGGCGTTTACACGGGCGGACATGGTGCGCCGCTTCGAGGTGTGCCTGCCGGCCATGGTCTACCGGGGCGTGTTCGACACCGGCGGGGCCTACCTGCCCGGCGACGTGGTGACCTTCGGCGGCTCGGCGTGGGTGTGCAACCGGCCCACCGCCGCGCGCCCGGGCGAGGCCGAGGCGGCCTGGACACTGGCGGTGAAGCGCGGCCGCGACGGCAAGGACTTCGCCGGGCCGCAGATCAAGGTGGCGGGCTGATGGCTTCCCTGGTGTCACAAGCCGAGGCGGTGCGGCAGCTACGGCTCAACGAAGCCGCCATGACCACCGACCAACTGGACGACGTAAATTTCAAGGCCGAGCAGGCCAGCGCGATCATCGTGGACTACCTCAAGCGCCCGTTCATCGAAGGGCCGTTGGTGGCCACCCCGGTCAAGCGGGCAGCCACGGCCGCGCCGCCGGTCGTTGCGCAAGAGGACTGGACCGACGCGGTGCCGCCGCCCTTCTTCCCGCCCGGGGCCGGGTGGGACCAGCCGCCCGCGCCATCGGTGCCGCCGGTGCCACCGCCGGCCTGGACGCCGAACAACGTGCCGGTGCTGGTCAAGGCCGCCATCCTGATTGTGCTCACCTCGCTCTATGACGGCCGCACGCCCGAAGACGCGCTCCTGTCGCCGCAGATCACCGGCATCTTGGAACGGCTGCGCGACCCCGCCCTGGCGTGACCATGTGGGTGCGCGTCACCCGGG